AGAGAAGTATGTGGATTACTCTACTGAGCAACTGAAAGCTATTCAAGAGGCTTTTAAGGAGCAGTCCACTACATCCAAGGAGGCGGGCAAGTTCGTGTCTGCCGTATCGGCTCTAGTGCGGCCTGGGATCACCTGGGCGCTCTTTGGGATGTACGCGGCGGTCAAGATTGCGGGATTGTCTATTGCCATGTCTTCTGGAGCGCCTTGGCAGGATTTCGTCCTAAAAGCCTGGAATGCTGACGACTTTGCCATGCTAAACATGGTGCTAACTTTTTGGTACGTTGGAAGAAGCCTAGAGAAGTACCAGAAGTGAAAGAGGCGATTGACCTAGCAACGGAGGGCTTAATCAAGCCTTTTGAGGGCTATCACAAGAAGTTACCTGATGGTGGTTGTCTTGCGTATCCAGACCCAGGAACAGGCGCAGAGCCCTGGACAATAGGTTGGGGCTCAACAGGCCCAGACATTCGCCCTGGGACCGTTTGGAGCCTTGAGGCGGCACGTTCTAGGTTGTCTGCCGAGGTGGCTCACTTTGCTGTTGGTGCGCTCAGGTTGTCACCCAACTTAAGAAACGCACAACCTAGCCAGTTTGCTGCCATTATCTCGTTTTGCTACAACTGTGGGCTAGGAAACTACCGTGTATCAACCCTGAAGAAGCGAGTTGACGCGCAGGATTGGCAAGGAGCTAAACAAGAGATCGTGAGATGGAACAAGGCAGCGGGTAGAGTTCTTCGAGGATTGACCTTGCGCCGACAGGCAGAAGCCGCTATGCTATGAGTGTCTCCCTGATGGCTGCAAAGCCTTAAAGCCTCTTCGGGGGCTTTTTTTTCGCCCACTCGGCCATGATGTACTTCTCTAGATGCTCACGGCCACGTTTACCTCTAACTTTTTCAATACCCTCAAGGTACGTTTTACGGTTGCCTTTTGGCATTGAGAGAACGAATCTGGCTTCACACTCCGTTCTGTGATGCTCTCTATCGTCGAAAATCTGTGTTGATTTGCGCACTCGCGTCTCCTCTTCCCCCCTCGCGTTTCAAGTACAAACGTCCAGACTCCGCACGTTGGACAGCGCATGTTTTCTTCGATCCTCGTAATAAATTCCCAAGTCCCAAACGCTAGACACAGTTTTCCGCATCTTTTCTCTTGCGCGTCGGTTGTACTCTTGTGTGCTCAGTTTAGGAGGCTTGTCGGCGTCTTTGCCTGGGCCATAAGCGTAAAGTGCGCGAGGATACAGCCTTCCACCGTCTTCGTCACGCCGGTAACCTGAGATGTGATATTCATCACATTCTTTGAGTATCATGGCTATACGATTGACGTTCTTAATCCTTAATTGTTCTGCCAACTCTCTGGCTGTCATGGGGCCAAGTTCTTGCAGGAGAGTCAGGATTTTCAATCTTATAGGGACATGCACCGGACCCGGTGAAAGGCGACATCCAAACTTGCCATTGCCCAGACGGAAAGGTCCGTCTTTGGCAGCCGAAGCATCTGTCGTCAAGCCTGAAATGCAGATTGTTTTGGGCAATACCTACATCGTTGACAGCGAAAAGCCAACGATTGAGATCTCCGTATCTGGATCTGTTATCGGAGAAGACTTCGTGACGGACACGCCAGAAGTTCGCGTTTCCTTCAAAAAGGTCATCGAAAGCAAGGAAAAAGAAATTGAGCGCCTCCGCACCGAATTGAGCATGGCAAAGATGGAGCGTGATCGCTTGCAAGATTCGATTAACGCTATGTCTTCTGATGAGTAAGGATCTACCCATGAAAGACCCCCTCACCTACCGCTACCCCCGCACCACCATCGAAGCATTCGGCTGCGATGCCACCGAAGCCCGTGCAGGCTGGCGCACCATCAACTGGACCCAGATCGCACTAGACGCCCTGAGCGTTGTTGTGGTTGGTGGCATCCTGTCCGCTCTCGCTTTGGCCTACTTTGACGTGTTGGTGAAATGACCCTCCGCCGACACACCAACAAAGGCGCAAACACCACCGTTGACGGTAAGCTGCACGTCCTGCGCATCAAGTGATCAACAACCGAGCAACCAATGCACATCACCTACAAACAGGCCCTAGAGGCCGGATGGGTCGTCTTCCCATTGCACCAGATCATCAAAGACGCCCACGGAAGCCTCTCATGCGGCTGTGGCGACGTTAAATGCAGCTCCATAGGGAAACACCCACGCGCAAGCAGTTGGCAGCACACAGGCGTTTTTGACGAACATCAGCTGTCCTACCTTGAAGACGAGGATGGGCAGTTCTTTGGCAATCAGCTTTTGCGCCATCACGGCGTGCTGTTGCCTGCGTCAAGCCTGCTCGTTGTGGACGTGGACGGGCGCAACGGAGGATGGGCCAGCGCTGACAAACTGGCGCACATCCGCGCACAGGCGGGCTACATCGTCAAGACCGGCAGCGGCGACGGGGAGCACTGGTATTTCCACATCCCCGCCGAGTGGCATGGCAAATCACTGGTGACGGGCCTGAAGGACTACCCCGGAATCGACTTCAAGAGCACCGGGTTCGTTGTTGGTGCTGGGTGCGATCACTTCAGCGGTAAGCGATACGAGGCGATCCACGGCGCCCCGGATGAGGTTGACACAGCACCTGCAGAATTGTTGGAGATGCTGCACCGTGCAGAGCGCACACGTTTTGTCATGGATGGCGCTACCATCGACTACAGCCACGAAGACCTCGCCGGGATCGTCATGGGCATCCGCAACGGTGGCCGAGACTATGAGCGCTGGATTCGTGTGGGGATGGGCATTCACCACGCTACAGGCGGGACAGATGACGGTTACGGGCTGTGGCTGCAATGGTCTGCCCAGAGCCCAGCTCATGACGCTCATCAGATGCCCATGAAGTGGCACTCGTTTGGCAAGAGCGCCAGCACCGTGACCATTGGAACCCTGATCGAATGGGCGCGGGCTGATGGGTGGCAGGCCCCGATTGTTTTCACAGACAAGACGGATTGGGGGCCATTGCCAGAGCCAACGGGGTCTATCGACCTGCTGACCCCTCCCGGCCTGGTTGGGGAGGTCTGCGCATGGATCAATTCCCGCTGTGCCATGCCGCGTGAAAACCTTGCAGTCGCTGCGGCGTTGCAGATCGTCAGCAATGCGGCAGGGCTGCACTATCTGGTGGCAGGGCGCAACACCAGCCTGAACCTGATCACGTTTGCCATCGCGGCAAGCCGAACAGGTAAGGGCGCTGTGAAACGGTGCATCAATGACGTGAACCGCGCCCTAGGCTTGGCCCGCGCAGAGCATGGCAAGTTCAAGTCGAGCCAGGAACTGGTGCGCAACGCCATACATCACCAACCCGTCATCTACACCTATGACGAGTTCGGCAAACAGTTAGAAAAGCTGGCAGGCTCTGGAAAGGGAAAGACGCCATACCTTGAGGACTTGATGGCCGAGCTGATTGCCATGTACTCAGAGGCGACAGGCGTTCACCAAGTCAGCGGCGACGTGAAGCGAGAACTCATGGAAGAAGCTGACAAGGAAATTGCCAAGGCTTGCAAAGCGGCAGACCTAGGGGACAAGGAATCACCGAGCGACTACGCCCGTGAATTCCCGGACTCTGATCTTGCAAAAGCGTTGGAGAAGCGCCGCCAAGTGGAGAACGGCGTTGTGGAGCCTTACTTGTCGTTTTTCGGATTGTCTGAGCCAAGCTCGTTTGACGCTGCAATCAACGCTGACCCGTGGCTGTTGACGGGTGGCCTTTTGGGGCGTGCGCTGATCTTCACCGAGCCAGATGACGTTCCGGAAGAAAAGCCGCATCACCTGATCAACAATGCCGGTCTGCCTGAACACATCCTCATGCGCCTGTTGGCACTGAGAACGGGGGGAAGCGCAAGCATTGAAAAGGATGAACGGATTGAGCGAAATGGAGAATGGCGCTACATCGACTTTGACTCAGGCGCACAAGCCATGCTCACAAACGTGCGGCAATACTGGCGAGAAGTGGCTTTGATCGAGCGAGACGCGGGTAGCGGTCTGGCAAGCCAAGCGCTCGGCGCGACTGAACTTTGCATCAAGGTCGCCGGGATTCTTGGTGCGGGTGGCGGCGTCATTACTAGCGTAGAGATGGCATGGGCACACGAACTGGTCAAGAAGGTGACGCACGCCAAAATCCGAAAGGCCAAAGCCGATGACAAGATTGAATCAACCGATACTGAAGAACGCGGGGCCGGGATGCTTGAATCCATCATGACGGCAGTGGATCAGGCAGGAGAGATCACGCCAGGCGTGCTACGCCAGAAGATCAGGGGCGGGCGCAAGATGGGGCCAAAGCCCATCCAATCCGCACTTGACCACCTCGTCGAAGTCGGCAAGCTGAAGGTCGAAATCCGCACGGGCAAGAAGGGCCGGTCGTTTTCGTACTACAGCAAAAAATGATTTACAAACTGCAATCATCGTGTGTTATGATGACTGCACATCAACACAAAGGAGCACATCGAATGATGGCTGAACTACTGGCCGAAGTGCGAAAGCACGACCGGGCCGAGGTTTCGTACAAAACCGGCGTATCACTGAGCACACTCAACACCCTGCTAAGTGGCGCAAACCAAAACCCGACAATCGCAACGCTCAACAAGTTGCGTGCGTTTTTGGACCAAAAGGAGGCTGAAAATGGGACTACTGGACAGGGCAAGTAAGCCAGCACCGAAGCCGCCGATGCTGTGCATCGTGGGCTCCCCCGGAACAGGTAAGACAACGCTCGGCGCGTTGTTCCCTGGTGCGATCATTGTTCAAGCTGAAGACGGTGCGGCAGTGTTTGAGAACTGGGACGATGACACACAGCCTGCTGTGTTGCCTCGCTTGCCCAAGTCAACTCCAGAACGCAGCACCCGTGCGACGCTCATGCAGACGATGGACGAGCTGATCAACACAGATCACGGGTACAAAACGCTTGTCGTTGACAGCGTAACCAGCCTGCAAATGCTTTTTGAGCATGAAATCGCGCTTCGTGATGGCGTCAACACCGTTGCAGATGCAAGCGGCGGTTTTCACAAGGGCTTTGCCGAGGTGGCATCTTGGCACGCTGAGTTCGTGTACAAGTGCGAACAACTGCGCGCAGTCAAAAAGATGGGCGTAGTTTTCTTGGCTCACAGTGGCATCAAGAAGATACGAAACCGCCCCGATGCTGCGGCTGACTACTCCGTGTTTTCACTTGACATGGACAACCAGGCTTTGAGCGTTTACACGTCACAATGCGATGCTGTTCTGTATTTGCGCAAGGAAGAATTTGTGCAGGGCCAGGAGACTGACCGTAAGGGCCGAACCACTAAGTACGGGCGACTCATGCAGACAGGCGAGCGCAAGCTGGTCACAACTGGTGACGGAACGGTCGGGTACATCAACGCAAAAAACCGCTACGGTATGCCCGCCGAGCTGGACGTGCCACACGGGGAAAACCCCATCATCCCTTTTATCAAGTTCTACACGAAGGAGCAATAAATGAGCTTTTGGACTACAAGCACCGGCGAGGCCGTGCAACAGGTTGGATCTTTTGAGGCGGGTGGTGGTGCTTTGCCCCCCATTCCTGAAGGGACGGCAGTGCTGGCAAGCGCTGAGGAATCGACTTGGAAAGAGTATCAGGGAGACCGATACATCAACATCAAATGGCGTGTTGCCAAGCCTGCCGAGTACGCTAACCGCGTCATCTTTCAGAAGGTGCGCGTGTGCGATGCTGACAGCGCAAAGGCAGATCGGGCAAAACAGATGCTCTCGGCTATTGCCACGAACACGGGTGGAGCTCTGTTCCAGTCGATGCAAAAGAACCGTGAGCAAGAGCCGAGCGATGCTTCGCTGTCAACGCTGTGCAATCGTCCGATGGTGCTGAAGCTGGGCGTTTGGGACATGAACGGCAAGACCGGAAACCACGTCAATGCGGTTTCGCCTCCGAAGGCTCAGACGACTGCGCCTGCGCCCGCACCGAAGCCTGC